CCGATCTTGCACCTTATTTATTTTATTATAACATAAGTAATATAAAGCGGTATGAAGAAAACTTACGCCACCCCTCTGATCTTCTGAGGGTATAAGCTGGGTAGGCGCACCATAACCAGCAGGCTGAAGTAAATATGACCCCTCCCTGATCTTCTGGGAGTATAAACTAGGTAGGACAAACCCTCACTAGTAGGCCGCAAGCGATAAAGCACCATAAATGGTGTCCCACAACCCATTCAGTTAAGAACAGGGCCCATTGCGGGATGGTTCGATAATTCCAACCATCAAAAGTTTTCAAACCAACAAATTAATGTCAGCCGGTGCAAAAATACATAAATATTATTTTGAGTGACCATATTATATGTATTCAAGTTTGAGATAAGCTAAGGAGCTTATAAGAGAGTGATCCACGGGAAACCAACTTGGGTATTCAAGCAAGCGTTCCTTTCTAACTTTCCGAATCCGGTTTTCGAGAGTGAGCGCCAGTAGCATAAAAGTAACCTCATCCATGTCAAAGGGCAACCGAAACACATGTCGCTTTGCAATTGATGAATATCCATAACACTCATGCAAAGAAACATTCAAATCTTCAATGCCGTTCTCAAAAGAGTTGATATCCACACTAAAATTTGCGACTGTTCGATCTCTTGTAACATACTTAATGCTAGATGTCGCATCAGCTAGTAGTCCACTTGGCACAAGACTACTGGCAGCTTTCAGGGGAAGTCCAAACCACAGGTACATTGCCAGTTTGCATTCAACTGCTGCAAGCATTTCCCTATTTGGGTAGAACTGTCTAACTGCACCTTCAATGTCCTTCTCGCTCTTAACACCATTGATAACCAGAATGAGTTTGAGAGCTTCTAGCAATGAATTGGTTACATACGTGGTTGACTCAAGTTGTGATATCTTTTCCTTAAGATGTGTAGGTGTTATAAAAGCACTACAATCAAATGGAAGCGGTTTGGAATTCAACCCTTGAATGACACCAAGTGGTACAAAATGAGCAGTAAAACTTCCGGTGAAGGTTCTCTTGATCTCAATGTGTATGCGCCCAAAAGCCCCACTCTCCAACATCCGAGACTGTCGCTCAAGCAGGACAAGATCAGTACTAACAACATCTGTGACATCCCAACCACTTGCTCGAACAGCCGATAGAACCCATTCTGCCTCGACGCTACGGAATACCGAAAAGAAAAGGAAAACAGTATCCCCGGCTCGTTTAGCGTGCATTAGAGTTGTAGCAAGTTTTGCGCCCCTAGGATCGGTCTTGGTAATAAAATTGTAGTTGGTCCTAAGTGAGGCATACCCAGACGTGGGTGTGACCCAAAAGGCATTTGGTGGAGCTGCTTGTGGCGTTCCTCCAACAATGATGCAACAATTACCAATCTTCAAACAACGATCATAGATGTTGCTCCCATACAAGAAACCATTTGTATCATTTTCAGCAGTAACACCTGCTTGAGCAGCCAACAACACATAATGCCCAGCTCCATCAGCTATCTTTGACAAGTTTTCACTGTGTGTGAGCGTTCTGAGACGCGATACAACCTGACCCTTGGTGTACTGACTACTTGCGAGCGTGACAAGGGCACAGCAGACAACTGACATACCAATACCACCAGGGCAAACAAACAAGAGGTTTGTCGATTTATTGTCCGCAATGCGCCTAGCCTGCTCAACTTCAATAGCACCCATAGTGTATGCCCACACTTTGTTTTCCAAGTCTCTCCAGGTGGCTGGACCTCGTACCCATTTCGGGTGTGATGATGCAGTGCAATTGATAAAAATATACTCATCAAGGTTGATTCTCTTTGCTGTTCTGGCACTGCAGTAGAACACGTGAGGTACAAATTCGTTCACCTTGCGCAGGATGTCTTCATCTGAAGGTCTTCCGCTCTCTGGCAATTGCAAGATGGGACTTTCCATTGCGCAAATTGGTTGCTCTGGATCGGCCCCTGTAACTTCAGCCAGCCAATTTCTTTCAATTTCCTCAAATAGGGGTAAGCTAAACACCGGCAACTGACGTGCTGCGAAAGCTTTCAAGATGGTTGAGCGCAGACCTTCAAATGCTGTACGCCCATGCATAAATGCAGCTCTCAAGGAACCTTCTGCATTTTGCACAAGGGCTTCAATTGGTGCCGCATCTGACGAAGGTCGAATCCAGCGCAACGGTTCTGTTATTGAGACCCATTTGAGTGGGGCTTGGAAAAAACTTGTCACATGGCGTTTAAATCCTCTACTCAGAAAGATAAGCTCTCCAAGAGGTTGAAATTCTGAAATACTGACATCTTGTGACTTGTCCAAGCCATTTTTAATAACGACGTTTACCTTGAGGAGCTCCTCTGCAATTGACGGAAGATTGTACCATCGCATGTTAAAGGGAACAGCCACGAGATTGTCATCACCGTAAATGGCCACAAACAGATCTTCAAAATTTCTCTGTGTCATTCCAAGAGTGCGAGCACGATTTTGGGGTTTTCTAAGCAACATCTCAAAGGCATACCTCATATAAAACTCGTTAAGAAGTGAGTTGAACAGCACAGTTAAAGAAAACCCGGAAGGCATTCCTCCAACGACTCTATAACACTTATCTTCACAGAGGGTGAAATGGCATGAAGCCATCTGAAGTAGAGCATGTCGAGCGAGGCTTGCAGGACTGTCAGAATGGTCACCATAATATTCATCTACCATGTCGCAAAACCACTGAAAGATAAAGACAGGTGCTCTACCATCAAATGAAGAATAGTCAGCTGAAAACCCAGTCTGAGACACCTCCAAAAAAGAGTTCGCAAGTGCAGTCCATTCAAAACCTTCTGGGTTGATACCAACCTTGCAGGGAATGGTGCCATGTGCTCTCATCAGGCTCGCGGAAAAATCGAGAAAGTACTTTCTGACAAGCATATTGTAATGGAATGGCAAGATAGTGAAAAGGCGTGTCTTGGGCTTTTCATAGATCTTCTCAAGAGGAAGTCTTTCATCTTTTGCACACTCACATGTTATCATTTCAGTAACTATGCCAGCTCGAACTTCATCATCCATCCGACAAAATTCTTCATAAACAGGTCTGGACCTATGCAACATGTAGTCACCTGGTTCCCCATCAAGGTATCCTCTCTTGTTCTTCCCAAATTCTGATAAGGAAAAAGGATATCCGCAAGAGGTTGACATATCCATGGCATCATAGAACTTTTCTCCCGGTATTCCATTGAGGATTTCATGTTCTCCTCGCACAATGGGTTTCCCTCCTGGAACAGAGATGCGTTCGAGATTTGCCAGCAAACTTGCTTTCATGTGTTGCATAACAATCTGAGCAACTTCATTGTCAAAGTTGCATGCAGTTTCGTTGAACTTTTCAACTCCCTTGACATAGGGATCAAAACTGGCGGCCCTGGTATCTCGAATGGTCAAGATGCTTGGCTCCGTAAGATGAGGACCCAGGTGAGTTTCCAATTCCTCAAAAATTTCTGATTTCCGCAGAGTTGTTTTATGTGGAACATTGACAGCTAACTCAGGAGGCATTCTCCCAACAAGCGCCACTTGTTTAATTTCAAAAGGATTTGTATCCACCTGCCTCAACTGTCTAAGTTGTGCACAAGGACCTTGGGCTTCCAACTTGGGTGTGGGGAGCAATTCCTCCAAATCTTCGCGATAAATTGCTGAAGCACAACTTTCTTTGAGACCCTTCCTGATGTACTCGGCTTTGGCTCCTGCACAGTGAATTCCACAGATGACGGGCTGTCTATTACCAATTGCAGGCAACATCAGCACGCTTCCACAATCACCATTTTCACCAATCCTCTGAAATGAGTATGCTCTGGCACATTGCAGCTTGAATTTTCCATCTCCATACTCAATAGCTTCATTACCCCCATTCAGCATAAGCGTTCCTTCTGCAGCAAAAGTCAAAAGCGAACCTGCCTTGGTAGCCTCAAAAATGGGTTTGACAACAACTCCTTTGGATCCTGGAGCATACATGACACCAGACTTTGATGCAAAATGCTTGATAATGTTTCTCTTGATGCCATCAATGTCACCAACATGGATGAGGACAAGATCCTGCCCCGGAATGAGCTTGTAGTAGTCAGAAGCTTTGTTAAGGGCTACGGTGGTTTTTGAATGTTGATGGATAACACTAAAGACGAAACCATCGCAAGCACCATGAAATGCATGTGCAACTGTTAAAATCCAACCGGAGCAAACATAGATTCCTCTCCAGATTCCTCCATTGGTAAATCTCAATATAACCAAGTTTTTAATCAATGAATCATTGAGGAAGGGATCCTTGATGGCCCACTGTGCCCATTCGTCTCCAAGTTCAAGAGCTTGAGCTGTAAGAAAGCGATTGGTTTTCTTATTTGAGCCGGCTTTCTTCGTTGCCTCATCTCCAGATATGTTAGCACATCCTGAACCCTTTTGACCATCAAGATAGTCAAGTCCCGCTGAAACAGCTGTTGGAACAGCAGAATGTCCGAAACTGGGCAAGAATTTCCCAAGCATGGAGAAAATGAGATTGCAGCCCTTGTAGGCAATGTAGAGTTTGAAAACAAAACGCACAACAGGGGGCAATTCTTGCCACTTCTCACCAATGAATTTCACAATCTGTTTAACATAGGAGAGTGGTGACTTCTTTGCCTTACGCTCACATTGCAAGATAAGGATTTTGTAGTATCTCACTATGAGTGAGTATGCAAACTGAGCCCTATGTGTGGAGCGTTTAAAAACCATCATTGCATCAATATCATCACAGGTAACACAATCTTGAATGGTTCCTGTCCCAGAGGCAAGATTAAGTGCAAATTTCTTTTCATCAAAGTCAAAGCAATCCATCCATGCCATAAGGTTGTGCCTATTGTTGTGGTCAAGTCGCTCTTCCCAGTAAGGTATATCCAAATCTGAGATCCCATTTGCTAGTAATGTATACTGCCACAATTGGAATTGCACTTTAATGGCAACATCACATATTTCAAAGTGAGTTGCAGGCAAAGATCCCTTAAAGAAAGGATTTGTGGAACTCAAACAACCACAGAAGGCATTTTGGAAAGAAGCAAGCTGGTGCTCTGCAACTTCAGACATTTGAGAGGGTGAAATATCTTCTTCATGGGATTGAGTTTTAACTTGTGCTTCAAGTGGGTTTTCCAAGCCTCCTGCGAATTGTTTCATCCAATCATCTTTTTTCCAGTGGTCAATGCACCTCATGTGCACCAGGTCCAAAAGTTGGGAGTATGTCATGGATTTAAAACCGTCAACCTCTCGAAAAGGCCTGAGTGAATAACACAGTGTAAAACGAATGTTGTCAACTGGTGTTTCGCAAGATTCATCAATAGGCCCATCTCGTGTGACTTTGACGAGCATATTCCTTCTCCTTTGCACAGCTTCAATTTCAACAACGCCTGACGTTTTGGCCGGGGTTGGAAAGTTTGACGTAAGGAAAATGTAACGGCTTGAGAACTGGGTTCCTTTCTCCTCAACGGCAGCCATATTTAGACTGAGTGGTGCACAAGATTTCATAAAGATGAAATCTTTAACATCATCATTTTGGCCAGCAGAGTCCAAAATTTGCCCAAAATCATCAATGAGTACAGCTGTTTGGTGGTTGTAATTAGACCAGTATCCATCCTTTGAGCTGAGGGAGTAAAGGCGATTATCTTTGGGCTCCCCCATCCGATTGAGCAAATCATTGATGAAAAAGGACATAGACATTGTTTTACCACAACCAGGCTCACCAAAAAATTGTAAGCAGAAGGGCTCCTTTCGGAACTGTCCAACGCCTTTGTGTGTATGTGCTGACTCAAGTAACTTCTCCAACTTGGTAACTGCGTGACTGAAGCGTCCAGCAACAAATGGACTAATAGGATGCTTCACAAACTGTGCTTCAAAAAATTTAATCTTGTCTTTCAGCAGGGAGGCTTCACGACCAAAATCTGGCTTCGCAAAATTTTCCAATTTGTGAACTGGATCAGTAACTCTGTTGACCTCATTGAACCATTGGAACAACTCAGTGTTGAGCACAGTATTGACCGTAGCAGTAAGGGGCGAAGCAAAACCTGTGATGTCACATATCCACTCCCCAACCCACATCAAAGTCTCTCCAAAAGAAGTTTTAATGTTTTTGAAGAACAGAAAGAGACTATTCATCTTCGACGCATGATCCCCAGCACCACACAACAGGGCAGAAAGGGGATTTGAATTCTTTCTACCTGGTTTGTCAACTCCAATTGCAAAGTACATGAGTGAGACAAACCCCATGGAGGCAACACTTGTGAGTAAATCAGAAAAAGTGGGAGCACTGGTCTCAGCACCAAAGGAAGAAGGTCCTTGTGCTTCAAGTGGCTCTCGCACAATTTCATGAAAATGTGAAAACCATTGAGAGAGAGGGCCGGTTGGTACTAGACCAAGTATAAAACCTTTAATTACACTAAGAAGAGGAAGAATGTTATCCAAAAAGAGTTTCCCAAGGGTAACAGGCAAAGCTAATTTAAGTATAACCAATGTACAATGAAATAATATAATACCTAAAGGTAAAGCACTCTGAGCGAAACCATCCTGTACGATGATGGTATAAAGCTCATTTATTTCGTTACCTATATACTTCATAAAATAGCTAGTGAAAGTGGTAGAGAGGGACTTCCACGTGCTATAAAAGAAGTCATTTATTCTGAAGAGTGGTGCCAACAATTTTTCCAACAAAGAGAAAACTCTTTGTATGGCAGTGGCTGTTCTGGAAGCATCTTCGCATGCTGTATTTAACCTGGGAACTGTTTCCAGGTTTAATTGGGACAAAATGTTTGTAGCTTGCAATGGTATCTCCGAAAATGGGCCTTCCGGATCTGCAAAAGCATCTACAATTTTGTTGGTTTTCTCCAACGTATCAAGGAGTGATGGACCAACGTTCATGGCTCGTGAGAATGAGTTTGAAAGTTTAGAAAACATGTTGAAATGTAACACACACCCAGGAGTATATCCAAAGATGTTGAAGGCGATTCTGAATATAAGTGACGAGAACGACGTAGGTTCTTCAAAAAGACGTAGTTTTTGAGATTCACAATATTCAAAATATCATTTTAA